CTCAGCAAGGACCTTTGGATGAAGTCTTAAAAATTACTACTAAGCAAGAGTTAGACCGTGTATTTGGTACTCCTACTAATTCAGCAGAAAGATATTTTTACTACTCTATAAGCGAATTACTTAATTCCCCAGGTAATGTTTACGCTTCTAGACTTCCATACGGTGCAGATAGCGGTGATGGATTCGGATCCAAATACTCTGCGTTGGTATACCCAGTAAGAACGGTTACCAGTCCAGCTACAGAGGGTAGTACTCTTAGTGGTTATAACGTAACTTTCAAATATCCTAATGCCGCAGCATCATCAAATGCACTTTCTGGTGCTTCATTTACCTTTAGAAGCACAGCCGGTGCCTTATCCACAGTAGGCTTTAATACGTTTAATAGTGGTGATGTGACTGGTGGATACAGTACTGCGCCTGATGTACTTATACCATTAATTACTTCGACATTAACTAAAGAAGCAGCAGCGACCAGAGTACAACTTATTCTTACTCAAGCGCTTACTGCAGCACCAGATGCTGCGAATTATGGTACAATCACAACTGATGGTAGTACATTAACTATTCCAGTTAGTACTGTTAATTCTAGCGGATCGACTGCATCCTCACCGGCTTTTAATTTCCCTTATAGTAATAACGCGAATAACTCGTTTACAATAAGCGGTGCTACTAACTTTGCAACCGGACAAACAGTTACTTCTGCCTTAGACGTCTTATCTGGCACATATGTATTAGGTGAGCCTACACACCTCGAACTTACTGAAACTGAATATCTTAGCGCGACTGAAGGCTCAGGCTGGGATTGGTCGGCAACTGCTGGTGCTAAAGATTCCTTTACTGATGTAAGTACTATTGGAGGAGCTGGTTTAGTTGTAATTAATAAGGCTCAAACGACTATTAATAGCCAGTTCGAAGGATACTACTTAGGTATCGCTGATAATACTAACATTAATCCAGACTCTAATTTCGATTCTATTGTTAATGTTAAAACAGTTGATGCTGCAGCAACTAATACGCTTACTGGATACACAACTGTACCGAGAGGTGTATTACAATTTAGTTTATCTGCAACTCCACGCGGTACTGCCAACACAGTATCGGAGATAATGGAAAATCTTACTGATTATAACATTGATGGTAGGGAAGATGATGATGTACTAAACATTGGTGTATTTAAACTTCGCAAATCGATCTACGCTAATGAAGCATTTAAACTCGATTATGTTCTTGAAGAAGGTATGGTAGGATCTGCTAACTATTATAGACAGCAACTTAATCCAACTGGAGGGCCTAATAATCCATTCTTCATTGAAACGAAAGACAGTTTTTCAAGAAACGTTAAATTACTAGTTAATCCGTATATTTCGAATTACTTTAATGGTTCAGATGCTATGGTAGATGGCAAGCCTACTAAGAAGTTAAGAGTTAATACTACTCAGTTAGAAGCTGTTGCCAATAATATATCTGGTATTGATAATTCTAAATTTACAGAGCTTAACGCGCAGTTAGGTAAAGCTGAAAATCTTTACGCTGCTGGTGCCTTTGTTAATAGTAAAATCACAGATAAGAACTTAGGTGATATTCCTTCTAAAATTGATAGAGCTCTAGAAGGAGTAGAAAATGATGAAGTTTATGATATTGACGTTGTTGTAGAAGGTGGTATAGGTACTGTTTATGCAGCATCTTCCGCTGCTGGGACAACATACTACGATGAGTATAATACTAGTACAGCGCTATTAGGTGCAGTTAATGGATTACGCACTAGTAATGATATTGCTGGAGATGCAAGAGATTTAAGAAACAACTACTCTACAATCTTTAATAAGTTTGAGAAGTTCTGCTCACCACCATTCCTTGGAGGTAAGAGAGGTGATTGTATCTTTGTAGCGGATGTATTACGTCAGATTCTCGTAACGGGACAGGATTCAAGAGTTCTTGATAACAAGTTAAGAAACTTCCAGACTGATGTTTACTGGCCGATTCGCCACCAGTTTGAGAATGAAAATACTTCTTATGCAGCGGTTTATGCACAATGGCCGTTAGTATATGATAGTTTCACCGGTAGACAAGTATTCATTCCATTCTCAGGATTTGCAGGCGCTGCAATGGCTAGAACAGATGCTGCAACCTTCCCATGGTTTGCTCCAGCTGGATTTACTAGAGGGTTAATTCAATTCGCTAACGATCTTGCAGTTAATCCTAACCAGAAGCAAAGAGACGAACTTTATAAGGCTAACATTAACCCTGTAGCAAACTTCCCTAATCAAGGTCAAGTTATATTCGGTCAAAAGACACTTAGTAAGAAGCCAAGTGCATTTGATAGAATTAACGTTAGAAGGTTGTTCTTAGCACTTGAAAGACCTACTAAGAAAGTTTCTAGATTCTTCGTATTTGAACAGAATACAGAGTTTACTAGACAAAGACTTATTAATACTTTAACCCCACTATTCGAAAGAGCGAAAAACAACGAAGGTATTTACGATTACTTGATTGTTTGCGATGAAAGAAATAACACTGCAGAGGTTATTGACGCAAATGAATTAGTAGTAGATATATACATTAAGCCGGTTAGAACTGCTGAGTTCATATTAGTTAACTTTTACGCTACAAGAACTGACGCTAACTTCGAAGAAATCATCGGTTAATACAAAATAACAATTAAATAATATTATGGCAACTACAATTCAAAACTTCTTCTCAAGGGCAGCCGAAAAGCAATTTGCAAGAGACTTTTTATTCAGGGTTAAGCAAATTAACGTTGAAGGGGTATCCTTCGACGGTGATTCAGATTTAGTTTACGCTAGATCAGCTCAACTACCTGGTAGAAATATAGAAAACAAGACAGTAAACTACTACGGTCAAACGTTTAATGTTCCTGGTAAGTCTACTTATCCAGGTTCAGAGGCTTATTCTATTGAATTCTTCCATGATGAAAACAATGAATTGAGAACTAAGTTTGAAGCAGCTTCTCGAGCCGTATTTAATAACGAAACGTCAACTGGACAGTATGGGCTGCCTGGTGACGGTGATCTTATTACTTTAGATGTAATAGATAAAGATTTAAATACAATTCAAACTATACAACTTGTAGGTGCATCTATTAGAGATATTAATGCTATTGATTATAGTATCGCTGACGGAACTGGAGAGATTTTAAATACTACTGTTACTTTTTCATATCATTTCTATAGAGACTTTAGTTAGACCATAAATATATTATATGGCCAACGAAGCTAATGTATTCCTGCAAGCGTTTAGTACGGATCCTAACTTTTTCATATCACACCCCTTCCTTTGGAAGGTTAGTTTAGATACAAACGTTAGCGGTGCTATTAATTCTGCACTTAGTAAAGCTAATGAAAGTTGGAGTGCCTCAACAAGCCCGAATACGTTAACCCGTAACGGTACTCTCCTAGTTGCGAGGCAGATGAATATCCCTCAAGAAGCGAGTGAGTTTACACCTATAGGGGTTGAAAATCGTGGAGGGTTCTTACCTGGTTATGGATTAGTTCAAAGAACTGACTTTCTTTCCAGGTCATTTACTTTAAATGTTTTAGAGACAGGTGATGATATAGAGCATGGATTCTTTAGACCATGGCTTATAGCACTAGGTATTGATGGGTTAACAAATTTTGGTTTAAAGTCTAATATTACTGTTACTCAATACAATAACAATGGGTCAAGGCGTAAAGGTTATGTGTTTGAAGACGCATTCCCTACTGCTGTGGAAGGCTATAACCTAACTTATGAAGATGGTGATTTTATTGAGAAATCAATTACTTTTGCTTGTAAAAATTACAAACAACTGTAATTAATATATGCTAGGACTAGTTCTTCCTAACTCTAAGTCAGTTCTATTAAAATCGTTTACGTTTAAGAACTGTAATGAGCTTTATGGTATACGTGATAATAAATCTGCAGTTATAGAGTTCTTAGACGGTCTGTTTATTACTGCAGGTCTTAATATAATAGAAAAGTTTTACTGCCTTTTACATTTACGAGATTTATGTGTAGGTAATATTATTGAACTGAGAGACTATAATTTTGATGTATTGCGTATACAAGAAGAATTACAGGAAATAATAGATATTAAGAAAACAATTAAATTTGACAGTAATAGTATTACATTTAATTACCCTAAAAACTTTACTTGTAGTAGTATGTATAATGATAGTTTTATTGAAACTATTTTATTAGACGGTGAGGTTATAAACTATAATAAGCTAAGCTCAGAAGAAAGGAATTTAATTTTTAATTATCTACCTGAATCTATACAAAAAGAAATTAAAAATTTCTATAAAAAACATATTAACCGATTAAAGATAGAGTTTACGATTAAAGATAAGGAATTAGTTTTAAGTTTAGATAGTGGACAGTGTGTGGAATTTTTAACTACTATGCTAGTTCCTATGAATCCAGGCACGTATAGAGATTATATATTTATATTAAGTAAACGCATAAAGGATGTGTCTTTTATACAGCAAAGCACGTTTTTAGATATAAAGGATTACATGGATTTATATCTAAAAGAGTCTAAAGAAAATAAATCAGACTTGAATAATTAAAATATTCAATTAAATAAATTTATGTCCCAAATTTCAAGCGATCTTCTCAAAAAGTTAAAAGAGGTTAAAAATAATTTAAAAATAGCCGTTACATCTGGTGAAGTGGTATTTTCTGCATTAACACTAAAACAGCAGAAAGATTTGCTTAGTACAGCGGTATCTGGAATTAGAGGTGCGATCGAATTTCAAAAAGTATTAAACAAAACTATTATAGAAAACTCTGAAACTGATAAAATTTTTACTATTGACCGGGCGAAAATATGTCTCTTATTAAGAAAACAATCCCTAGGGGATGATGTAAAAGTTGGAGAAGAGATTTTAAATATTAATAAATTTATAGATAAGATTGATGGAGTGAAGAAGGAGTTTAAAATGGAGAGTAGAGCTACAAAAGATGAAGTTACTCTCAGCCTTAAAGTCCCCACTCTAAAAGAAGAGAATACTGTTATTAGTAGGTGTTTAGTTGAATTGGATAAAGCTAAAGATTTAAATGAAACTAGTAAAGCCTTTGGAGTTATTTATTTATACGAGCTAATTAAGTATATTGAATCAGTTAAAGTAGGAGAAGAGGTAGTGATGTTTACAGACCTTAAAATAGCAGAGAGAGTTGAAATTATTGAAAATTTACCACTGACAGTTTATAAGCAATTATCTACTTTCTTTAAAGCATTTACCGCCTACGAAAATGAAATACTAACATTTGAAGAAAAAACAATAGTTATAGACCCGGTCTTTTTTGATACGGTTAATTAAATATTGTATATGGCAGATGGTATTGTAGGTAAGTTATTTGGCAATAGCGGGGACTCTGAATCCAATAAGGAGAAGGTATCAAAAAACGTCATAGAATCTGAAGCTTCAACCTTTAATAGGAGTAAGCAAACAAAACCGAATTTAAATTCGGCTGAACGTAAGAGAACTTCTAATATTGCTGAAATTATATCTAAAGTATTCTTAGATAATGAAAAAAAGCGAACCAAAGATACTTCTTTAAAAACAAAAGTATCAGAAAAGCCAGATTCACCAGCTGCAGCTGCTCAAAAGACTGTTAAGGGTCCAAGTAAGAAAAGTAAGCTAGGAATGTTAGGTACATTAGCACTTATAGCTGCTGCTGTTACAGCATTTTCAGCCTTTATATTTGACAATCTATCTCCTATAGGTCAGTTCTTAATGAAATCTATAAAATTTTTAAGACCGGTTATTGGTAAGATTACAAAAGTTGTTCAAGGAGTATTTAAGTTTTTTACTACTATAGGTGATGATCTTGTTAAGTTTCTCGGTAAGGGAGGGGGAATGCTTGGTAAAGCTGGTAAAGCACTCGGATCCAGCGGTAGGCTTTTAGGAGCGTTGGCCAAAGGAATTGGAGGTAAAATATTAAAATTTGCAAGATTCATTCCTGTATTAGGATCTTTTGTAAGTTTTGGATTTGCTATAGCTAAATTTAGAAGTGGTGATTATTTTGGAGCAATATTAGAGCTTATATCCGGCGTATTAAACTTATTTCCTACAGGCGTTACAAATATACTATCAGGTGTAATTGACGGGTTTATTATAGCACGTGAATTAATGGGTGAGGGAGAAGATGGTGGTTATAAAATGGATAATAAGATTAAAGAGGGTGGAAGCTTTTTAGGAGATATGATGAGTAGTATTGGTAATTTTATAAGTACCAATCTAAGAAACTTTCCAATTATAGGAGGTATTATTATTTTATATGAAGGATTTAAAGAAATTATAAACGGTAATTTCTTAGAAGGTTTTAAATTACTTGGTAAGGGTCTTTTAGCATTTATAGCTGGTGAAAAAGGTGCAGATCTTATTATAGGGGGGTTTGGATTCTTACTTTCATTATTTAAAGATATATATAGCGGGGAGAAGCAGATAAGCTTCCCGTCATTCGATACTATTGGGGAAATAATATTTAACATTGGTAGTATAATAGGTGGGTGGTTTACCGGTATGATTGAGACGGTTCAAGAATGGTTTGGTAATGTAAAAGAATGGTTTGTTGACTTATTCACATTCGATTTAGAGTTACCTAGCCTTGATGGTGTTTTTGAGTTTTTTGGTGGGATTGGAGAGTTTCTATTCTCCCTACCAGGTAAGGTAGTTGATTTTGTAAAGGGCGCTGCAACAAAGGCAGCTAAATTTGCTGATGAAACAATTGAAAGTATACCAGTAGTTGGATCTGTATATAAAGCTGGAAAATCTGGGTTAAAGAAGATTGGAGGCTGGCTCGGTTTCGGTGGAGATAAAGAGGATACAGTTAAAGAAACAGTTACAGACGCAGTTGAAAAATTAGAGGAGCCATTTGTTACGGAAGGTAAGTTAGCAGAAGTTTTAAAAGAGTTATCTTCTAACGTTCAAATGAAGCAATTAATAACTATTGCACGGACTTTAAGAACACAATTAGAGACATTAACTACTTATAGTAAACTTACTGAGGTCAATACCGGTAAAACAGTTGAAGCTATAAAAAATATAAAAATCGGTAATAGTTCAGTAATGCCATTAGCAGGAAGTGCTCCACAAGAGACTACTAACAATGCAGAGTCTTTATTAAATTCTAGAGCAGATTATTCTTTATCTCCTTATAGTTTAAACGTACCAAGTACGTAACTATAAATATATATGTATGAAGAATATTGTTAAGGAAGGTGCATGGACCACTCTACCTACAGGGTCTCAATTAAGAAATGAGGCTCCTAGAGTTAGAGTTACCCCTTACAAAATAAAGTCTACACAGCTTGCACAATCAATAAAAGGGTTTATTTCTGCAACAAAGCTAGATACAAAAGCCTTCTATGAAGGATTATATAATGGTGAAGAAAAGGGTCATTACTACTTTCCTTACTTTGGTAATGACTTTAGAAGTTTCACTACAGATTTTGCTGATACCTTATCCAATATAACAGATAGAGGTTCAGTTTCTATTGGTGAAACAGTAAATAAAATTGGCGGTGAACTGGCAGGAGCTGGAGCACAGGTTAGTGAATTTATGAAAAATATTAAGGCGGTCGGTGATGGCGGCGGGGGTCCTAGTGTAGGTACCTATATTGAAACACCTAAATTTTACCAATTTGCAAACACTGACGCTCCTCTTAACGTTTCTTTTCCTCTATTAAATACTGTAAACGAAGGTGATGCGCAAAAAAACCAGGCATTTATTAAGGAGTTTACTAAGCTAAATAGACCGGAAAGGAAAGATTCTATTACTATGGACTTTCCTCATATTTATAAAGTAAGATTAAAAGGATTAAGATTTATACGCTGGGCTTATTGTGATAATTTAACTTTTAGTATGGTCGGTCAGAGAAGAATAGTAGGAGGTGACATGGTACCAGAAGCATATATTTGTAATATGTCGTTTAGATCACTTACTGTTGAAGTTGCTAACTTTATGGATGAAACAAAGTAGAATAATATGAAATCAATTACAGGTAAATTAGGTAGATATCAAGATGATATTCCAGCGCTATCGAGTCTAGATATTATCGATTATGAGAGAATTTTTAAAGTTCATACGGCCTCTACTGCTGGTAAGCAATTTTATTTTTATAATATATTAGATAAAATAGAGTTTCCGAAAAATATAGATTCTGATATTTTAGGATTATATACCGCTAAGTCAAAAGAACCACTAACTACAACATCATATAATCTTTATGATGATATAAAAAGTTGGTGGATAATTTATTTGCTAAATAAGAGTGTACTTAAAACGCAATTTTTTGTGGAAGGTGGACAACAGCTTAAGTATATATTACCTGAGTTTAGAAGTTTTATTTATTCGCAAATAACTACTTCAACAATATACGATAACCAACACTTTTAATGGCTGAGAAATTTATAATAAACGGTGCTCCGTATGAGTGTGAGTTTCAATTAAAGGATGATAAAGGAGAAGTAAAAGCAGATTTTACTAAATCAGCTATTAAACTATTAGATTTAAGTGAGAATTTTTTAGAACCTTTTACCAATGGTACTATTGTTATTAACAACCCATATGATTTTATTGAAAATCTTATGATAACTAGAGGTGATGGAAGGGATGTTTTTACGTTTTCCTTAAAGTTAGAAGGTGGGAAGGAAAAATTAGAGTATAATTTCGTTTTAAATGATGAAAACAATAGTGTAGGTACACAGGACAGGGCCGGTAACTATAAAATATTCACTTTGTTAGATGAAAACTATTTTAAGCTTAATGAAAATATACCGTATGGTAAGAGATTTAGAGGTGCTACGGGTGATATTATAAAGAGTATTCTTAAAGAAATTATAAGTGAAGAAATAGTCGATGAGGAAAATTTTGAGGCGGGGGATAATGTAATAGATGTATTTCCAGAACATATAATACCATCAGACTCATTTAGATATTCTGATTTAATTAAATACTTACTACGAATATCCTATAAAAAGGAAAAAGGTTTAAATGTAAGATCCTTTTTAACCTTTGATAGAAGTGCAAAAAAATATAAGTTACAGACGCTATCTAAACTTTTCGAGAAAAATAAAGATGAAGTAACTGAGGCTTTTGCTGCTAATGATTTAGTAGATACAATAAAATCAAATAAAAATAATCCACCACCTGATGCAGATGTAAACCCTTATACAACACAATTACCGCAGACAAATTTTACAACCCCCATGTTAAGTTATAGTAATGAATTTTTCATGAACTATAAAGCTGTGGGGTTTGATCCTATTTTAGGTGAGCATGTAATACGCGAAAAGAGAATTAAGGATATTAAAGAATTGTGGAAGAAAAATTTTGTCGATGTATTTAAAAGCGAAGGTGGTAAACCTAAACCCTTCCTACCGCTCAATAAACAGAAAAAGGAAAACTTGTTTAGAACTATCAGTACACCATTCTCTGTTGATAAATCTGCAAATATTGCAGAAGCGGAAATGGCATCAAATTTAATATTTTATAACTTATGCTTATCTATTGATGTGGTAGGTGATACGAAACGTCAAGCTGGTAAGTTTATAGATATATATAGAACTGCTGAGCAAGTAGATTCAGATAAAAAATTATTAGGGCGTTGGTTAGTTACTAAATGTAGGCATAGATTTTATGGTGACACCTATAAGAACTTTATACAATGTGTTAAAACTTACGTCGGCCCAGATGTTAACTTAGATGATGATATTGACTAATGGATACTGAAATTACAAAGAAAGTAGAATTGCTTAGAGCTCTTTTAAGAACAAAAGATCAGTTCGATGAATTAATTGATACTGGCGCTAATGATGAGTTTACTGATAAGGATAAAGAATTCATGGAGGAATTCAAAAAGATTTATTATTCTGGTTTAGAGCAATTAGAGAAATTTATCAATAAGATAGA